GATCGAGGAGAGCAGCTCACAGGAGGTTGAATTGGATGATATTCCGGAAATTCGGGAAACGTCAGAATCTGACGTTGACTTGGTGGAATCGCCCGAATCTGAGGAACTATGATGCGATAATCTGTGATGGCTCTATCAGATCAGGCAAGACCCTGTCAATGTCAATCGGCTTCATTAACTGGTCGATGACAAGATATAACAATCAGTTTTTCGCTATCTGCGGAAAGACAATAGAAGCTCTCAGACGTAACGTTATCTCGCACCTCAGCCAATGGCTAGAGGGCATCTACACGATAACCGAGCGTAGGTCTGAGAACCTGATAATCGTTTCAGCGGCAGGCAAGACAAACACTTACTACCTCTTCGGCGGTAAGGACGAATCAAGTTACTCTCTGATACAGGGTATGACACTCGCAGGCGTATTCTTTGACGAAGTCGCCCTCATGCCCAGGTCATTTGTTGAGCAGGCTATGGCGCGTTGTTCGGTAGAGGGCTCTAAGTTCTGGTTCAACTGTAACCCAGAGAACCCCTCTCACTGGTTCTACTTGGAGTGGATCCAGCAGAGAATGAAGAAGAACGCTCTGTATCTCCATTTCACGATGGACGACAATCTCAGCTTGTCTCCTGAGATAAAAGAACGATATGAGAAGATGTACACAGGCGTGTTCTATCGCCGTTACATTCTCGGTCTCTGGGTAAGAGCAGAGGGGCTTGTGTACCCGATGTTCGACAGAGAAAAGCATCTTATCGATACTGTACCAACGTTCAATGCACGGCACCGATACTTCGTTGCTGTGGACTATGGTACAGTTAACCCATTTGCAGCGGGTCTTTACGACTACGACCCAACGCATAAGACAGCTACGAAAATCAAAGAGCTGTACTACCGCGGCGGTTCTGCAAAGAGAGTTGACAACGAGCGGTATTACAAGATGCTTAAAGACCTCATCGGTGATTATCCGATAGAGTGTATCGTTATCGACCCCTCAGCTGCGGCTATGGTTGAAACGATCCTGAAGTATGGCGAGTACGATGTAAGAAAAGCAATCAACGATGTACTCAACGGCATACAGACAGTTACGAAGTATCTCAACGCAGGTGTGCTGCACTTCTGCAGCGACTGCAAGTCAACTATCAAGGAGTTCGACAGCTATTCTTGGAAAGAAGATGCAAGTGTGGACACGGTCATCAAAGAGAACGACCACGCTATGGACGAGCTGAGGTACTTCTGCTATACGATACTACGAGACGAATTAATGTTTGATATATAGGGCGGTGATGATATGAGTATTTTTACATGCCTGCTTGGGAGGTTAGGCAACTTGTTCGGTGCAACCAATGCGGATATAGGACGCGAGTTCGGTGTTAAGCTTATATCATCTTCGCAGATGCAGAACGCGCTTAACAATTGGGATAACATCTCGAAGGGTAAGGCTCCGTGGGTAGATCGTGAGGACGGTATAAAGACCGTCAACATGGCTAAGTTCATAGCTGATACTAGGGCGAAGCTTACCACACTCGACATCGGTATCAGCGTGAGCGGCGGCTCTGCGAGAGCTGACTTCCTGCAGAACATAACCGATGATCTGATAAAGAGACTGCCCGAGAAGATGTGCGAAGCAGACAGGCTCGGCGGTATGATGATACGTTGGAACGGCACGAGCTGGGACTTCGTTCTTCCGGGTAACTTCGGAGTAACCGAAGTAAACGGTAACCGCGAGATAACAGGCGCGATATTCGCAGTTCAGGCGGTGGAAGGTAACAACACCTATACACGCCTTGAATATCACAGGTTTGTCGATGTTGACGGTGAATCGCTGTATCAGGTGACCAACAAGGCATTCAGGAACGGTACAGATATCAGCGGTAACACAACACTTGGTACACCTGTTCCTCTAACTGAGGTCAGAGCTTGGGCACACCTGCAGCCCGACACTTACATACGCGGACTGACTAAGCCCCTCTTTGCTTATTACCGCGTACCGGGCTCAAACACTATCGATGATACCTCACCTCTCGGTGTGTCGATATTTGCCAACGCTCTGACCGAGCTTAGAGCCATTGATGTGGCGATCTCCCGCAAGGACACCGAGATCGAGGACAGCAAGCACATGACGTTCATCGGTCAGAGCATTAAACGTTCTGCCGATAACAGGAACTTTAAGTTACCAAGATTTGTGCAGCAGCTCGGTATCGGTTTGGACGATGCAAGCAACAGCAGTATCAAAGAGCATACAGCTACACTGCTTACCGAATCCCGCTTGCAGGATATCAACTTTAACCTCTCAATGGCAGGCGTTAAGTGCGGTTTCTCTGAGGGCGTATTCGTTCTCGATGGACAGCGTGGTATGGTAACCGCTACCCAGATAGAAAGCGACGACCGAGATACCATACAGACCATCAAAGATGATCGAGATGCACTGCAATCTGCACTTGAACAGGCTATTGAGGGTGCTGATAAGATAGCAACCCTCATGAACCTTGCACCGCTCGGTGAATACGAGCTGCAGTTTGCTTTCGGTGATATCACATACTCCTACGAGGAAGATAAAGCGAACTGGCGTATGTACGCTATGCAGGGGTGGGTGCCTAAGTGGGTATACCTGATGAAGTTTGAAAAGATGACCGAGGAAGAAGCAAAGGCTATGATAGCAGAAGCGCAGATAGCTGATGCAGAAGTACAGCTGTTCCAACAGCAGCTCTCCGCAGAGGGTGATGATTAGTGCTAACTCCTGAGGAAATAGATGCTCTTATCGAGCCTATGCAGCCATTGATTGACGACCTCAATACTTTCATACTGAAAGACATAGTCTCCCGATTAATGGCACGACTAAAGCACGAGGATCCATTCAAGCTGTCGCAGTCTGATATCTGGCAGATAGAATTGCTGAAAGATGCTAACGCACACTATGAAGCTGTCAAGAACAAGCTTGCAAAGTGGACAGGCAAGGCAGACCGAGAGATAGCAGCTATCTTCGAGGATGCAGGTATTACAGCATGGGATGCAGACAGAGCTATCTATGAAGCGCAAGGCACAAAGACCTTGCCTATCAACAAGCTCCCCCGAATGGTGCAGATCATGCAGGACACAATGCAGCGCACCTATGGTACATTCCACAACTTGACCAGGACAACAGCACACAGCTCACAGCAGCGGTTTATCAGACTTCTCGATGAAGCGCACATGAAAGTTGTCACAGGTGCTACGTCCTATCAGGAAGCAGTCAGGCAGGCAGTGAACGAGCTCTGCACTAAACAGCTTGTGATAACCTACGGTGATGCTCCCAGTGGTCAGTACGTTTACCACAAAGACACTATCGAGGTAGCAACGCTCAGAGCGGTGAGAACAGGCACAGCTCAGGCTTGCGGTAACATATCACTGCAAGGCATGATCGACAACGAGCACGATGTTATTCAGGTCTCAGGACATATGGGTGCACGATATGGTGACGGAGGACATAACCCCGGTAACCACTTCTGGTGGCAGGCTAAGCAGTACAGCCGAACAGGCAAGACAAAGGAACTGCCGAACTTCGATGTATGCGGCTACGGTACAGGCGAGGGCTTGTGCGGTTGGAACTGCCGGCACAGCTTCGGGCCCGGTATTCTCGGGGTGAATCCTTACGAAAAGTTTGATTCGGACGAGAACCAGAAAGCCTATGACCTCTCTCAAAAGCAGAGAGCTATGGAGCGCAAGATCAGGCGCGACAAAGAGAACGTAGTAGGCAGGGACGAAGCACTCAGGAGCTGTCCTGCATCTGAGCGAGAGAAGTATCAAGCAGACTACGACAGAGCAGTAAGCCTGCTGCAGAAGCACATGAAAGCATATAACGACTTCTGCAAGGCGAACAACTTGAAAAAGCAGTATGATAGATTAGAGAACGCTAAATACACACGGCTCATGCGCACGCAGAGCCACGCCACAGCACATTAGCGGCTAGGGTAGTGAAATTACACTCACGTAATCTGCAAGGGCATACAGAGCCCCTCAGAGCACGTGAGCACATGGACTGATAGCTCAATCGGTTAGAGCACTGACCTTATAAGTCAGAGGTTAGAGGTTCGATTCCTCTTCGGTCTACTATTGGCGGCTAGGAGCCTAAGCCTAGCAAATATCAGGACATGGCAACGTCCGAAAAAGCCTAATGATATTCAAGGAGGTTATTTCGTATGAAAACGGAAGAATTAACAGCACTGGGACTGACAGATGAACAGGTTAAGAGCGTTTTTGCACTGCATGGCAAGGATATCACACCTTTACAGCAGCAGATAGCAGACCTGACCAAGAGCAGGGACGATATCACAGCAGAGCGCGACAACCTTAACACTCAGCTCACAGCGGCAAATGACACCCTGAACAAGTTCGGTGATCTTACACCCGAATCTATGCAGGCGGAAATCCAGAAGTACAAGCAGCAGGCAGATGATGCAGAGAAGAACTTCAATGCTCAGATAACTGCTCGCGATCAGAAAGACTGGATAACCAAGAAGCTTGACGAGTACGGTGTTACCTCCCCTTACGCAAGAGCAGCACTCACTTCGGAGCTCATGGCGGCTGACAGCGGCCTGACATGGAAAGATAACTCTTTCTTTGGCTTCGATGACTTCATGAAGGCGGCTAAGGCTAAGGACACGACACTGTATCAGACAGCGGACGAAAAGGCAAAAGCCGACAAACAGACCAAACTTGAAGGTGATGCACCCTCTTTCGTTGCCCCTCTCGGACAGCAGAAACCGCAGGGCGACACAAAGAAGGACATTCCTAAGGTTTGGTAAGACCAACCGAAAGGAAGTTATGATTTATGGCAAAGATCGCATCTCTTAACATTCTCATTGACGGCAGCTCTCCTGCAGCTAACGACTATCTCGCAGAGCTGAGCGGCGTTGTTATCGAGAACATTCAGAAGAACACTCTGAGCTACAAGCTCAAGAATCAGGAGCTGAGCGGTGACCCTGTATCAGGTACTGTAGAGTGCAGACGTTTCACAAACGCTACCTCTGCAAACTATGGTTCCGCAAGAACCGCAGGCAAGGGCGCAGCAGTTAAGGCTAAGCCTGTTACTGTTGCAATCGACCAGGACAAGGAGATCGTTGAGGAACTGGAAGCTAAGGACGTTAGACTGTACAGCGTTGACGATGTACTGAACAGACGTGCTAACAACCACGTTCTGACAGTAGCAACAGCACTTGACCGTGCTTTCTTCGCAGAAGCTAACACCAATGCTACCGCAGTCAACGTATACGGTATCACTGATGTGGCTGATATCCTCGAAAAGATCATCCAGGAATGCGAGAATACACACAACTCTTTCGTTGACGGTGTACCTCGTGATATGATGAGCCTTGTTCTCTCTACCGAGTACTACGGCAAGATCAGAAACCACCTCGACAAGTGCGAGAGAAGCAACGTGGACACAGGTGTCGAAGAGTTCTACGTATGGCATGGCGTAGAGACCAACTCGAGCACAAGACTGCCTGTCGGCTGCGATATCCTGCTCATGGTAAAGGGTGCAGTAGCACAGCCTGTTATGATGGAGCAGTACGTAGCTGAGAAGATACCTCTCTCCGAAGCTGTCGGCGTTGAGCTGTTCTACCACTACGGTACTAAGGCAGTAACCCCTGACCTGATCTTCGGCGCAGACTTCACACAGCCTAGCGAAGGTAACTAAGATAAGGAGCGGGTACCATGACATTTCTTAACCTCTTAACAGGCGCGGTCGTTGAATCGACCAACGAGTTCGTTATAGCAGAATGGCTGAAACAGCCCGATGTATATGTTGAATATGTACCGCCTGCAACGCCACCTACCCGCACAGTATATCTCACGATGCAGGCACCTATAACATCAACAGAATAAGGAGGGCTAACGATGCTTTTCATTAACAAGAGAACAGGTACTATCCTCAGACCCGCGAATAAGTATGTAGAGGGGCTTTATAACGAGAGCCCCATGTATGAGGTGTACAAGCCCGGCAAGGCTGCTAAGACCGCAGCTCCTGCCGAGACCGCAGCACCTGATACTGCTGCAGAAGCAGTTGAGGACAAGTCCAAGAAAAAGTGATGAAGGAGGGCAAAGGTAATGTACGCAGATTATAGCTTTTACACCGACACATATCTCGGTGATGCGCTGACAGCTGCTAACGCTAACAAGTGGCTTGACCGAGCTTCGGACTATGTTGATACTATCACATTCCGCAGGCTTGAAACGGCTTTCCCAGAGGTGGAAGCAGATGCTATCAGAGTAAAGAAAGCTGTGTGTGCTGTTGCCGATGCCCTCTGCTACATCGATACACAGCGCAGAGCGGGAGCAGCAAGTACCAATTCTGACGGCAAGGTAACCGGGGCAATAGCTTCGATAAGCAGCGGCAAAGAATCGGTATCATACGCAACAGGCGGCACAGCTTCGGTCTATTCAGCGGCTGCAAGCAACACAGCGGCGCAGGACAGCTACACACGATACATCGTGGAAACCTACCTCGCCAATGTGCCCGATGCCAACGGCGTTAATCTGCTGTATGCGGGGGTGGACTGATGTTCGGAGATACTATCACGGTGTTCAACTTCAAGGATGGTTATTACTATCCACACGTACTGCATGGGGTAGATGCCGTTGGAATATCAGACGGAGCAACAGCCACAGCCCAGAGCGGCAATACTAACTCCGACATGGGCACGGTGCTGATACAGACCAATGCAAGCAAGATCATAGCGGCAGACAATTCAGTACTGCCGTATGTAAGCCCGAAAGCGTATGAAGCTCTCGCAGACGGTGTGGAATCCGTCATAACATTCCAACCTCAGACGGACTTCATTCTGATAGGTGAGTACGAAAGCACAGAGCCTATATACGATGATGACTATGAGACTGGATTTTATGACGATATCAACAGCACACGAGATGGTGTGCACCAGATAGTTACAGCTGTTTTCTACGAGCTCATACCACACTTCGAGATAGGGGTGAGGTAAATGCCTAACTGGACTATCTCAGGTAAGGCGGCGTTCGTCAAAGGCATGGTGCAGGTCGATATCAACGTTGATCTCTCCGCATATCCTGAAAGGTTCGCCAGAGCTCAACAGCGGCTCGGTGAAGCGGTTCTCGTGAGCAGTAAGGTGTTTATGCCACTGCTTACCGGAAGCCTGCAGCAACGCTCCTACGTTGACGATGGCGGACGTAAAGTTGTGTTCCCGGGTCCGTATGGACGGTATCAATACGGTGGTAGGGTCATGGTTGATTCAGTGACAGGCAAAGGCCCGGCACTGATACATGACCGTAACGGCGTAGAGATCGGCTTACGCTTCCGCAAAGGTGCAACTCTTGTACCTACGGAACGGCGACTGAACTATTCACAGCCTACGGCTCAGGCAGAGTGGCTTCAACCCGCAAAAGACAAAGACCTCCCTGCATGGGTGGCAGAATGTGACAGAATAATAAAGGGTGGTGCATAATGGCACAAAGACCAATAGACGTTCAGGGCTCGGAGATAATCAGCACGGCGCTCATGGAGCTGATTAACGAATTTCCTGCACTGAATGGTAAAAAGATAAAGTTCTCGACCCTAGAGGATAAGTCAGGGCTCGGCTTCTTCCCGACAAGCGGAGCTGCGATACTTTCAAGGAAAGAGAGTATAACAGGTCATGTGAGACTTGAATGCGCGTACCCTTTCAATGTCATATACAGGGCTGCTGTGAAAAGTGAGACACAGAAGCTCGCGGTCAAGGAGTTCCTTGACACCCTCGGAAAGTGGCTCGAAAAACAGCCTATTGTGGTCAGCGGTTCCGTAGTACAGCTGCACGACTACCCAGAGCTTGACGAGGGACGAATAATCACAAACATAGCACGCAGTACTCCCGCACACTGCAACGCTGCATATCAGGACGGCGTTGAGGACTGGCTTGTATCAATCCTTGTGCGGTATAAATACGAGTACGATACTAACCAGTAATAACAGTTATAAAGCGAGGTATAGCCCATGTATAACAAAATCGAGCGCAAATACCTTGCGCACTATATAGATGAAGGTTTCGGAGCTAAGCAGTATGTGTGGCTCGGTGATGATCTTGAAGAGTATTCAGACGAGCTCAATGCTGACGTAGAGTTCGAGACCAACATACTTGGTGAACAGAACATCAGACACAGCGGGTATGACACTGAGGGAGACGTAGACCCCTACTATGCGGAATACGGCAGCCTGCTCTTTGTCAACCTCTCGACCATAGCAAACCGCAGAATTAAAGGTGATGCTTGTAACACCACTAAGATCGATGTACTTCTCAGGGAAGATATGTCAACAGTGTGGGCGTACCGTGAGGACGTTACGGTGATACCTAGTTCTGTGGGCGGCGATACTTCGGGCATACAGATACCATTCGGTATTTACAGCAGAGGTAACCGCGTGAAAGGTATATTCGATGTCAGCACCAAGACCTTCACGCCTATCAATACGGTATATGCACTTGACGGTGCTGTACTGATTGATAACAATACAGCATTCGCAGATCACGTTATCGTGTAAAGTGAAAAGGAGTGGTAATCAATGGCAGATAAGATAGAGCGTAAATACCTTGCGCACTACGTTGACGAAACATTTAACGGCGAGACACCCGCCTATACCAGACTGGGTGACGATCTGGAAGAGTACAACGAGGAACTTAACCCCGATGTAGAGATCAAGAAGAACATTAAAGGCGAACAGTCCATAGACCATAAGGGCTATGAGGTTCAGTCCGATGTGGATCCTTACTATGCTACTGAGGGTAGTGCTCTGTGGGAAAAGCTTGCAGAGATCGCTAACGAGAGAAAGACAGGCGCGGCTTGCAAGACTACCAAGATCGATGTACTGTACGACACAACAGGTACTGTTGTATGGGCATATCGTGAGGACGTTGCTCTGATACCTAAGTCTATCGGTGGTGACACTTCCGGTGTTCAGATACCTTTCAGCGTATACAATCTCGGTAACAGAGTGTCCGGTTCTTTCAACCCCTCAACAGGCACATTTACTCCCACCTCTGGCAACTAAGCCGGAGGGAGCAAGCCAGACAGTAACCAATAGTAACCAATAGTAACCAATAGTAACTAATAATTGATAATTATAACGGAGGCTAGTTATTATGAACGCTATCACCAAAACCAATGAAATAAACACAAATGCAGCAGCTCTCAATATCACAGTAGACGATGGTATGAGGGCTATTCCTATAACTAATACACTCGGTACTGAGATAGGCAAGTTCTATTTCAGACCTACAGATATAGGCATAATCGACAGATACAATGAGATCATCGAGAAAGTGCCCGATGTTTTCAAACCTCTCGAAAACATCAACATCAATGCAGATGGTACAGCAGATTCAGACATTGAGATGCAGACCTTGAAGGAATGCGAAAGCAAGCTGTATGAGCTGTGCGACTATCTGTTCAACGGTAATCTTTCCGAAGCTTTCTTCGGCAGTATGCACCCATTCTCTCCCCTTGACAGCGGTATGTTCTACTGTGAAAACGCACTTGACAGCGTAGGCAAGTTCATAGCTGCACAGTTCCAGAGAAGCGTTAAGGGCGTTGAGAAGCGCATAAGCGGTTATACTAAGGGCTACAAGTCAGCACCCGGTAAGCACAGAAAGGCTTGATAAGCTATGATAGGTGAGCTTCCGAGAAGCTTAGTCGTCAATGGTGAGGAATGGGATATCAGGACGCACTTCGCGGATATCCTGAAAATCATCGTTGCTTTCAATGACCCGAATATTGATAACGCAGAGAAGATATATGTCTGTCTGCATATCCTCTATGAGGGATTTGACGAAATGCCAGAGAGCGACTATGAAGCGGCTTTCAAGGCGGCTTTGGAGTTCATTGACTGTGGTATGCCAGAGGGTAAGAAAAAGCCCGGGAGCGCACGCACAATGGACTGGGAGCAGGACGAAAGCATCTTGTTTCCTGCTATCAACAAGATAGCGGGATTTGAGACGAGGTCGGTTGAATACCTTCACTGGTGGACGTTCATGGGCTACTTCATGGAGATATCAACAGACGGTGTGTTCGGCTCTGTACTGCGGCTCAGGCAGAAGAAAAAGAACCGCAAAACCCCTCTCGATAAGACCGAGAAGGAGTTCTGGAATGCGAACCGCGAGCTGTGCGAGATCAAGCCAAAACTCTCCGAAGAAGAAAAGGCTGCTAAGGAAAGATTGAAAAATATGCTTAGATAAGAAATGAGGTGTAATCATGGCGGATAGTGGATATTCTGACGGTTCGGTAGTTGTCAGCACAGACCTTGACACTCAGGGCTTTGAAGCAGGCTCAGACCGAATGAAGAATGCCATCGATTCATCTATGAACGAGTTTCAGAAGCTGGGCGACACACTTCAAGGTGCTATGAATCAGGGCGTACAAGCTGTACAAGAGGGCGCACCGCTGATTGACAAGGCACTCTCCGAGAGTGTAACATCTTTCCAGACAAGCTCAGAGGATATTCAGAACTGGATATCTAAATGGGCAGATGCTATCCCCGAGAAGAAGTTTGAATCAAGTATCGGAGCTATCCAGAAGATGCTTGATACCCTCGAGGGTAAAATGACAGATGTGTCAAGAGCATACGACAACGCATCAGGCGGCGGCGCTAAGGACATATCTAAGTTTGAAACGAAAGCAAACGCTGCTGAAAGCAGTCTTGACAAGCTCGGTGCTAAGATAGAGGAAGTCTACGGAGCAGGCGTTAAGTCCAAAAGCGGTGAGATAGTCCGTGCTAAGGATAACGACAGTCTGAAACTGCTGATATCCCGATATGATGACCTGCAAGCTTCCTTGCAGCGTATGCAGACCGAGATCATCAGGGTAAAGTCAGAGACCGAGAAAGCTAAGGCGGCTGAAACTGCTGCGATCGCTCAGGCGAAAGCTCAGACAGAAGCGGCAAGGGCAAGCACTAAGCAGCTTGCAGCCGAGAATAAGCAGGCATGGCAGACCGTCAAGCAGGATATAAGAAGTGCTGAAAGTGAAACGAAAGCTTTCAACAGCACTTACAACTCAATAGGTACAAGCATTCGTACACTTGAAAATAAGATATACGGACTTGAACCTGCAGCTAAGAAAGCTATGGGCGGCAGTGAAAGCGCTGTTGATAGCTTTGAATTCAAGGTAGCTAACGTTCAGCGGCAGATACAGTACTTGCGTGAGCGGCTTGAAACGTTCGGCAGTACACGAGTAACAACCGATGAATACGACACACTTAACCAGAGCCTTGAAGCGGCTAGGGCTAAGCTGAATGACCTATTAGCGGCAAGAGATAAGATGCTCGCTCAGGGTACGGACAGGACTTCTGAGGAATGGCGCAAGACTGAGCAGGCAATTACAGCTGCACAACAGAAGCTGCAGCAGTATGAAGCCCAGAAGGCTACAATGGAAACTGCGGGAACTGATAGAGTTGACGGTACAGATACGACAGCTTATCAGGAGACTGCAAGCCAGATACAGCAGCTCGAACAGAGGGTAGCCGAGTATGAGAACAAGGTATCTCGTGCGAACGGCAGGACACGTATTCTGTCAGCTACACTCAAAGGCATGGCTAAGGTGGGTGTGACGACATTCAAGCTCCTGGGCAGGAGCATAGCGGCAGCAACAAGCAACATGAAGGCTTTCGGTAAGTCCTCAAACGGCTCCATGCAGGCCGTGAAGAAGCTCACGAAGGTGTTTACTTCCTTCGGTACTCGTATCAAGAGTATGCTCAAACGTAGGTTTATATCGGCTCTGTTCTCAGGAGCGGTGGACGGTATCAAGAACCTCTCACAGGTCTCACCCGAACTTAACGCTTCAATGTCTGCTATGATGACGGCGCTTGCACAGCTGAAAAACAGTTTTGCAACAGCTTTCGCGCCAATAATCACTGTGGTATCTCCGATACTGACAACGCTGATAAATCTGCTGTCAGATGCGTTTACAAAGATAGGTATGCTCGTAGCTGCGCTCTCGGGTGCAAGCTCATTCAAGAAGGCAGTCACAGTCCAAAAGGACTACGCGGCATCACTAAAGGAAACGTCAAAAGCAGCTGACAAGGCTAATAAGTCAGTAGCGGGCTTCGATGAACTGAACAACACATCATCGGGCTCGGACAACTCAAACAACGCAGGAGATACGAACCCTGCTAATATGTTTGAGACGGTACCGATAGACAGTAAGATAAAGAGCATAGCCGATAAGATCAAGAACGCTTTCAAAAACGGCGATTTTGAGGGAATCGGTGAAGCAATAGCAAATAAATTCAACAGCATAGTCCAGAAAATCAATTCTGCTATCAGTTGGGACAACGTAGGCCCGAAGATAACCGCTTTCGCAAACGGACTTACAAGGACATTCAACTCGATAGTTGACAATGTGAACTGGACGTTGATAGGTGATACGGTAGCTCAGGGCGTTAATACGATAGTCAACACAATAAACCTGTTAGTCACAGGAATTAACTGGGCAAATCTCGGCAAGTCCCTCATGGACGGACTGAACGGCTTCATTCATGGAGTTAACTGGGGTAAGCTTGGTAAGACTATCGGAACTATGTTCCAATCAGCTCTCAGCTTCATACACTCCGTAGTTCATAACTTCGACTTCAAGAGCCTTGCAAAGGGCATAGGCAGTTCAGTCAACAACGCATTTGCAGCGGTTGACTGGGGTATGCTCGGTGAGACACTCTCAACGGCAGTAAAGAACGCTTTCGACTTCGTTTCCGAAACGTTCAAGTCCATTGACTTCTCACAGATAGGCGCGGATATCGCGAAGTTCATCAACAATATTGACTGGGTAGGCGTGGTCAAGAGCCTGACTTCCATGCTCAGCAATATCCTCTCAGGTGCACTGAACCTTATCACAGGATTTGTAGGCATTCTGGACTGGGGCAAGCTTGCGAGCAGTGTGCTGAACGGTTTAGTCGGTATGCTCACCAGTATAGACTGGGGCGGACTTATCACTAAGGCATTTGAGCTCTTAGGCGGTGCAATAGGCGGTGCTGTATCGCTCCTCGGCTCATTCTTCCTCACACTCTGGGAGGGTGTTAAGACTGCATGGTTTGCAGTTGAAGGCTACTTCTCCGAACAGATCAAGGAAGCAGGCGGCAACATCTGGGCAGGTGTCCTGGAGGGCATCACAGAGGGCTTAGCTTCAATTGGCTCATGGATAGTTACAAACATCTTTGACCCCTTTATCAACGGCTTCAAGGCGGCATTCGGTATACACTCTCCGTCAACAGTCATGGCGGAAATGGGCGGCTTCCTGATAGCAGGCTTGAAAAACGGCATTTCTGCCGCATGGGGCTCTATCAAGTCATTCTTCACAAACGCTTGGAACAGCATCAAGTCGGTATGTACAAGCGCATGGAACGGCATCAAGTCGGCTTGTTCAACAGCATGGAATGCGGTTACAAGCAAAATAAAGGAATCAGCTTCACAGATAAAGGCTGCGATCTCCGAGAAGTTCTCGGCTGCTAAGGATGCGGTAGTCGAAAAGGTATCAAGCATCAAACAGAAGGTCTCCGAGGGCTTCACAAACGCTTGGAACACGATCTCCTCTAAGATGTCAAGTATCAAGACTTCGGTATCGAACGGATTCAGCAACGTATACTCAACCGTAACAAGCAAGATCAGCAGCATTAAGTCGAGCATTTCAAACGGATTCAGCTCCATGAAGTCCACAGTATCAAACGCTGTATCGGGTATCTGGTCATCAGTTTCAGGTACATTCTCAAACCTCGTTTCCAACGCTTGGACGTGGGGTGCAGATATATGTGATAACATGGCTAACGGTATTCGTAACATGGCAGGCAGTGTGTGGGATTCGGTAAGCTCCCTCGCAGGAGATATCAGAGACTACCTCGGATTCTCCGAACCTGAGAAGGGTCCTCTGAGTAACTTCCACACCTATATGCCTGATATGTTGGAACTCATGGCTGAGGGTATCAACAAGAACAAGAGCATAGCTCTTAACGCCGTATCAGACCTCGCGCAGGGCATCTCCGATGAAGCGCAGGACACTAGCGTACTTATCCCGATAAACGCGGATAACAAGTACACAGGTTTCCTTGACAACTTCTCGGATAAGATAACAGATGCGTTCACGGACATGATCGAGCGGCTTGAAGCTATCGCGGGTGATGTTACGTTCTCCGTTCCTGCTGTGGCTGCGGGTAGCGTGGTACCTTACAAGCTTGCACAGTATGACAGCTCCGATTCAAGCGGAACTGACAGTTCCGTTAATATAACGGCAATCACTGACCGCTTAGATGCGGTAGTAAACAGGCTTGGTGATGTTGTAGATGCAATCGACAGCAAAGAGACAGGCATATCAGACGATGCGATATACAGCAGCGTGAAAAGCAGTGCTCGTAAAGAGCAGAAATCGACAGGCAGAAATCCCTTTACAGTATAAGACAGGAGTGATTGAGTATGAGCAACTTTAGGGGCTATCTGGTAAAAGCCTACAACGGAACTATCCTCGATCAGTACTTAGCTGCAGAGGGATTTAAATGCACCCCTGACCAAAGGCAGGATAAGGATTCGTACCGAGACGGTTACGGCATACTTCACAGAAATGTTCTGCCGGGGGTGACTTCAACACTTGAATTAACGACACTTGACGGCTTGAACGTTGACCAGGTAGCGGCATTCAAAGAAGCTATCGAGAGCGGCATCATCAACAGTATGGAGCGTAAACTCACGCTCACATACTGGAATGATGAACGAATGGCCTACTGCACAGATACGTTCTATATGCCCGATATGACGTTCACATACAGCCGTATACAGGATAACACCCTGATATACAAATCAACGACATTCAAATTCATAGGGTACGGTGAGCAGCGATGATAGACATTTCTAGCGAACAGCAGCAGATATTGCTAGCAAACGGTACCGTCAAGAATTGGCAGATAGTTGTATACAACTCTGACGATGAACCCGAGTTCACGATACCGACAGAAAAGATGGTTGACAACAGTCTGACCATAAAGGAAAGTCTGTGCTCCGCTCAGAGCCTTGACATAGGTGCTTGTGAATCATCGGTGCTGACAGTGAAGCTTGCTAACCTCAACAGCTCGGAGTTGAAAGACAAGAAGCTTGTTGTCGTGCTCAACGCTTCACAGGGTAACACCTCAGTTGAGCTCGACATGGGCACATTCTATGTCGATGATGTACCGCACGAGAACAACACATGGTTCTACACTCTGACAGCGTATGACAGCATGATTAAGTTCGATGTGAAGATCTTCGAGTGGTACAACTCGCTCTCGTTCCCGATGACTTTGCAGCAGTTCAGAATTGCACTGTGTGCTCATGTGGGAGTTGAGACAGCACCCGAACAGCGGTTACCACTTGATGATATGGTAATCACGAAGAGTGATGCTGTGGATATCAACCTCACAGGACGGCAGGCATTAAGAGCTATCTGCGAGATAAACGGAGCTTTCGGTCACATCAACAGACAGGGTCAGCTTTCCTTCGTCAGACTGGGCACCGAATCAGTTATAACACTCTTCGAGGGTGGTGCAGACCACTACAAGGCAGGAGCTACACACGAGAACTGGGAAGTTCCTGAGATAGAAGCGGCAATAGCTTATTCGCTCTCCAATGAGCAGGGCATTGTCTATCCTGCACAGGGCGGCTTCAATGCCTACACGATCAGTGATAACTTCCTCTGCTACGATCTCAACGATGCAGACCTCGCAAGAGTAGCACAGACGATATACGGAGCTTTCGAGGGTATCACCTATACCGGACACAACACACCGATAACAGGCAGACCGTGGTTAGAAGTCGGAGACAAGATAACAATTGATTCTGACGGAGACCAGATTGAAACGTACATCTTCGAGAGAACGTTAGCGGGCTTCCAGAGCATGACTGACAAGCTCTCCGCAAAGGCTACGGACAGCAGGGACGAGGACAGAAGCAGTACACATCAGCAGATCGAGAGATTAAAGCGTGATGCTAACCAGATAAAGACCTCTTACCTGAGGGCTGATGTAGCGGAGATAACCTACGCTACTATCGAGAACCTTGAAGCTACGAACGCTGTCATAGGACACCTTGAAGCAATAGATGTAGAGATAACCGGAACGCTGACAGCTGCACAGGCAGATATCCGACAGCTGAGGGCTGAGAAAGCAGATGTAACCGACCTCACGGCAGTGACAGCACGTGTACAATACCTCGAGGGTGATGTGGCATCATTCCATAGCTTGTACGCTTCCGATATCACGGCAGTAAATGCCAATATCACTAATCTGCAAGCAGCGACAGCGAATATCAGTACACTGGTAGCGCAGAAAGCTAACATAACTGACCTGCAGGCGGCTACCGCAAGGATAGGCTCCGTTGAAGCGAACGTAGCGGATATCGATACTTTGATGTTCGGCTCTGCGACAGGTACAAGCATACAGACCTCGTTCGCTAATGCTGTGATAGCACAGCTCGGTAATGCTCAGATACTGAGTGCTATGATAGACAGCGTATCCGCGAACAAGATAACTGCGGGTAACATCTATACAAATGCTATCCGCATATACGGCGACAACTCCCATAAGCTTTCCATTGTAGACAACACGATAAGCATATCGGACGGTACTAACGTCAGGGTGCAGATCGGTGAAGATGCAGAGGAAGATTACAACATATACATCTGGGACGATGAAGGAAACCTCATGTTTGATGCACTTGGTCTTACGGCTGACGGCATCACGAGAAAAGTCATCAGAAATGATGTTGTAATGGACAACGCCAACATATCAGCTTACAAGCTTGACATAGACTCACTTTTCAGCGCGATAAACGAGGACGGCTCGAACACTCTGAGCGGCGCGAAAGTAAAGCTCGATACCGAGAACCAAACCCTTGATGTAGCATTCACAAACCTGACTACACTTGTTACGACACAAGGCAGCACGATCAGCTCACAGGGTACAGCGATCTCGGTTATTCAGGGGCAGATATCATCTAAGATATGGCAGCAGGATATTACTGCTGCATCTGATGCTCTGACACAGACCATGAACACCCAGTACTCCACGCTTACCCAGAACATCAACTCGGTAAGCATAGCACTAGGCTCGGAGATATCCAGTATACAGCAGCAGATTGACGGTGCAACGAATACCTTCGTTGGTGATGAAGCTCCTACACTGTATAACTATCCTGCTGCGGACTGGGCGGCAAATGGTGAGCTGCAGAAGCACATCGGTAATATGTACTACGACAGCAACGGTTATTCATACCGCTTCATGTCGCAGAACGTATTCACAGCAGGCGGCGTAGTCCTCACGGACGGCGGTGATATGCTCAGTAACTTCTACTGGATGCTTATCCGAGACAGTGAGGTATCAAGGGCTCTACAAGATGCTGCAGCGGCTCTCGCAGGCGTTAACAGCATAGAGCACGCACTACTCACCAATTACAGCACAACAGCTCAGATGCACTCCTATGTTGATGTGGCGATAGATTCTATCACACAGGAAGTCTCGGAGACATATGCAACTCATGCAGAAGTCACAGCTCAGGGTGCATCAACTTATGCAGATGCGGTAACCTATGCTGACGGTGTAGGAACTGCGGCGGCGGCAGATGCAACGAGCAAAGCCAATGCGGCAGAGACAGCGGCTAAGAACTACTATGACGTTAAGATAGCTGATTACAGCACGACTACCGATGTACGCTCCATGATACAGCAGACTGCAAGCAGTATCACTCAGACCATAACGGACACCCGCACGGAGCTTATCTCCTACGCGGACGGAGTGAGGGACGATGCGGCGGCAGATGCTACACTCAAAGCAGGAGCGGCAGAAGCGGCGGCAATAGCGGCAGCGGCAACAGATGCAACGAGCAAAGCAGATGCGGCAGAAGCGGCGGCAATAGCGACAGCGGCGGCAGATGCGGCAAGCAAAGCAAATGCAGCGGCGGCAGCGGCTAACAGCTACACCGATAATCTGCTGACTTCATACAGCACGACAGCTCAGATGCAGAGTGCTATTGAGCAGACACAGGGCAGCATCTTACAGACCGTAAGCAGCACATATACCACTAAGGCAGAATATGAAGCATTTGAGGTAGGCGCACGAAATCTCATACTGAACAGTATAGATCTGATAGGCACAACTCACTTCTTCTACAACAACGGCTTGACAGACGGCTCATTTGCCCTCACAGATAACGGCAAATGGCTTGTTATATGATTAATGATTCAAGGGAGGAATCTTTAATGGCTAATGAAAATCTCGCAACAAAGGAAATCACACAGGTTGATGCAGCGGCTTCCGTAGCAGCGGGTGCAAAGGTCTACATTGACAACGGCGGCACGTTCGCACGTGCTAATCTGGACGATGTGTTCAAGATAACGGACACATTCCAGACTTTGAGGGGTAACGGCTCCCCTCACAACGGTATTTTCAGAGGTAAAGACCTCACCAACGTGTATACTGTTGCTCAGATGTACAGCATGGTACACAGCGGTAACTTTGATGATCTGTTCCTCGGTGACTACTTCACAGTATCTATCACCACAGACATCTACACACACTTCACAGGCTCTACCTTCGACAGCGGTACAACCTACTACGAAGCTAGCGGCACTATCAACGAGAGGGTATGGACTGCAACCTCAGATGCTACACCTCAGAGCGGCAAGATCTATGCCACTAAGCTGACAAAGACCGAGAGCGTTGCTCTGATGTTCGCAGGCTTTGACTACTACTATGGCAACGGTGATACAGCACTCGGTACACACCACGCGGTACTTATCCCTCGTAGTGTACTGGCTACCACAGCAGCTATGAACCCCACCAACACAACAGCAGGCGGTTATGCTAACTCTGATATGCATCAGATAATCTTACCGTGTTACGCAAAAGCCTTTAAGACTGCACTGGGTAATCACCTGCTGCAGCACAGGTCTTGGCTCACTACATCGGTTGACAGCTCGACAACCACAGCGGCTGCAGCGGGTATGCAGGGTGCATCTAAGACTGCGGCATGGAGCACGGTTGAACTGCAGCTCATGAACGAGGTACAGCTCTACGGCTCAACTCTTTGGAGTTCTTCCGCATTCGATGTTGGTAACGACACTAAGATACTGCCGGTATTCAACTTCATCAACCCCACACAGTACGGCAGAAACAACACATGGCTGCGTGCTGTCATGAACGATACATTCTTCTGCGCTTGCAATAACTCAGGCCTTGCAGGCGGTAACGGCGCATCAAGCGCGATCTACGTTCGCCCTGTTATCCTGTTCGGTTAATACCGACAGGATATAGGATAGATACCCCACACTCACAGGAGGTGAGCATATGACCAGATTTGAAGCAAGACAGGAAATAAGCCACATCAAGAACCTGCTGACACTCTCCGATTACAGAGTAATCAAGAACATAGAGTATAAGGCAGTGGGAAAGGAAGCTCCTTACGATATCAAGAAGCTGCACGCTGAGAGACAGGCTCTCCGCGATCAGATCAACGAACTTGAAGAGCTTATCCCGACACTTACCGAAGAGGGAGGAATCTTCTAACTATGGCTAACTCTGTATCACGCTATACAGGCATAGACCCGAACGGTGATACAAGTGTTATGGCTGCTCTCGAAGTTGTCTCGGCAGGGCTCTTTGCCCTTGCCGGGATAGCGCGAGAGTGCAGTTATACGTTAAGGCTCTGGATAAAGGCTAGTTCCGCAAGGACTGTAACTGCTTATGTAGGCTCTACACCCTTCGCGCTTTCCGTCACTTCGGAGTGGAATGTATATACCTGCACATCTTCGGCAGAAGCTAACAGCTCATGTGACTTGTACTTACCCGCGGGAACATACTACATCTGGCACCCGATGCTTGAATCATCAACGAAAGCATCTGATTATAGACAAGCTCCTGAGGACGTTCAGGAGAACATCAATGCTGTGGCAGATACAGCGGCAGCGGCTGCAGCGGCTTACACGGATATGCGGCTCGTTGAGTTCGTAACCACAGAACAGCTTGACACAGCTATCAGGCAGACACAGGAAGAGATATCTCTTTCAGTTACAGCACAGACCACACGTGCTATGACATATGCTCAGGGTCAGGCAGCGGCGGCATATAATGCGGCTAACACGCAGACGGACAACAAGCTGAGGAACTACGTCACATCAACCCGACACACGTCAGACCTGCAGCTCCTTTCTGACCGGATAACTTCTGCGGTATCAGCTACGGAAACGCTTGCAGAGTATGTAGACGGTGACTTCTATGAGCAGGTCACGAGTGAGTATACTACGCTTGTTACGCAGACAGCTAGCGGCATTGAATCGAGAGTGCAGCAGACCTACGCTACACAGACCACAGTTAACGGCATAGCAAGCCGAGTAACAACGGCAGAATCGAAGATAACACAGCAGGCGAACAGGATAACATCCATCGTATCTGAGCTCACAACAGCTGAATCGCAGATATCACAGCAGGCTAACCAGATAACCACGTTAGTCAGCACAGTGAACGGTCAGCAGACAGCAATAACACAGAATGCTAGCAATATCAATCTGTGTGTCAAGAGTGCTAACCTGGTGTCCGAGATCAACGCGAGCACAGGTCAAATCAAAATGACCTCGAACAGGTTTGTCGTGGATAGCACATACTTCAAGCTATCCGCCAATGGCGCGGTGACGGCATCAAACCTTACGCTGACAGGTGGCTCCATTAAGTCTGCGAACTATGCTACCTCAGGGGGGCAAGTCACAGCGGGTACGTACATCAACCTCTCCACAGGCTCTATATCGGCTAAGAACTTCTCCGTATCGAGCTCCGGTACAATGTCAGCAACGAATGCAACTCTGACAGGTACGTTCGAGACCGGAGCGGACGAGCAAGGTTGTAAAATTAAAGTGATGGACGGTAAGGTGCACGCATACCTTAACAATAACCGTGTCGGCGGTCTGGGCGCTGCGGTCAGCAGTTCGGACCCGACTAAGGCACAGTATGCTCTACTCGGCTCCACGAACTTCCAGGGCGTTATGATAGGCACCCTGTATAATCACGAAGTAACACCATACTACCGTATGAATTACAGTGACTACTATACAAGCTATGGCTGCCGTCACTGGTTCTCAGGTGACTTGAAGTTCGTCAACGGTAAGGTGAAATCCAACTTTGAATTTGCTGACGGCTACGGTATAAGCTACGGCGGTAACGTAGCATTCCGCTTTGTAAACGGCTCAGGTGTGAACATTGGTATAACAGGCAATAACGCCTGCACCACATACATCAAGGGCTCGGAGATAAGATTTGCGGCTAAGATCGCATCATCAATACAGTTTGCTGATAATACAGGCATATCCTACGGCGGTAACTGGGCTTTCCTTTACGATAATACCGTATCAAACCCCGGTGTCTTTGTCGGTATCGGCGGACAGTACGCTTGCCCAACATACATCAGAGGTTCAGAAATATATCTGAGAGCAAGAGCATACACATCCGGTAACGATGTCGTAACATCGGACCGCAGAAAGAAAAAGAACATCGTAGACTTAGACGACAGATACACGGCTCTGCTTGATAATCTCTCAGCTACTACGTTCCAATATAAAGAATCCTACCCAGACCAGACCATGTGCGGCTTTATTGCTCAGGACGTTAAGGCGGCTATGGAGAAAGTCGGGCTCTCGGAGAAGGACTTCGGAGGATATCACGATCACTACGGTGACGGAAAAGACCTCTATCTCGATTACACACAGTTCATACCCATACTTTGGGAGATAGTCAAGAAGCAGCAGAAGGAACTTGACGAAATCAGGAGGAAATCAATATGAAAGTAAGACTTGAAAAGATACTCGATGCACAGATAGCTCTTAGTGAGCTTGCAAGAAAAGACCTCAAGATCGCTACGGCGTACAAGGTAGCTAAGCTTATCAAGGCTGTGGCCGCTGAGGTTGAGTTGTTCAATGAACAGCGCATCAAGCTCCTGCAGAGCGTAGGCAGTACACTCAGCGAGGACGGCAAGCAGTATATCATACCGAGCGACAAAAAGGCAGAGTTCGCACAGCAGTTCAGTGAGCTCGTAGCTGTCGAGGTAGATGTACCCGACAAGATAAACATATCGGGCGAGGATATCTCCATAGCTCCCGACCTGCTTATGGCAATCGAGGACTTCATAGAAATAGAGGTGTAAGCTAATGGAGATCAGTGTTATCATATCAATCCTTTCGCTTCTGGTGGCGGCGATCGTAGGTTTTACAAACCTCAAACGTAATCAGACTACGGACAACAGGCAGACAGCGGCTGAAATGACTACGGTTATAGTCAAGCTTGAAACGCTGAACACAAACATATCAGAAATGAAAGCAGACGTTAGGCATACCAGAGCAGACCTGCAGGAGATACGTGACAGACTTATCATGTGTGAGCAGTCCACGAAGTCCGCGCATCACAGGCTTGATGCTCTGGAGAACAACGTAAACCACTAGGACAACGAGAGCGCGTTTCTGAGGGGCTTATCCTCTAAGGGGTACAACTTCACAGGATAAGCCCGAGAAGCGGCACAGCGAACGGCTGTGTTTGTCCTACGATAGATTATAGGAGGGGTAGCATGAATAAGAAGAAAATGAGCGAGTGGCTGTACAGAGCCCTCAGGACATTCGGACAGGCGGCAATCGGTTACATCGGTGCGAATATAGCACTGACAGATACATCAGACAGTCAGGCTCTGAGAGTTCTGCTGACTGCGGCAATAGCAGCAGGCATATCAGCACTTATGAACGCAGATCTGAACCACGAGAAGTAAAGGAGTGTCGACGTATGAGCAATAGTAGTCTTGCAAAGTGGAAGTGGAGCGGCATATCTGACCACTACAACATAAGAGATCACGCCATTGATAAAATAACAATCCACCACATGGCAGGTAATTTGTCGCTGTCTGGCTGTTGTAATGCGGTGCAGTCCAGAGGTGGATCCACGAACTACTGCATAGATAGTAACGGCAATATCGGTGTGATGATAGACGAAAAGTACAGAGCATGGACGAGCTCCAACAGGGAGAACGACATGAGGGCTGTAACGATCGAGGTAGCCAATGCCCCCGGTGCAGGTGAGCCTAACTGGAAGGTGACCGATGCAGCACTTAACGCCTGCATTAAGCTGTGTGCTGATATCTGCAGAAGAAACGGCATTAAGCGCATCAACTACACCGGAGATACATCAGGTAACCTCACCATGCACAGGTGGTTCTTCGCTACTGGCTGCCCCGGTCCTTATCTCGGCAGTAAGTTCCCTTATATCGCATCTGAGGTAAACAAGCTCCTCACCATAGCGCCTGCAGCTCCTGCACCCGCGCCTGCTGTTAAGCCTACGGTGACCAACCCCGGTACTGGCGGCGGTACTTCTCAGATATACCGTGTGCGCAAGTCTTGGGCTGACAGTAAGTCTCAGATAGGTGCATTCAAGAGCCTTGACAATGCAAAGAAGGCTTGCAAGGCAGGATATAAGGTGTTCGACGCAAACGGTAACGCAGTATATCCTGCAGCGGCTGTAACAGCTGCAAAGACCTACAAGGTCAAAGTTGTGCATGACGATCTCAACATCAGGTCAGGAGCAGGCGTATCAAACAAGGTGGTCGGCAGCATCAAAGACCACGGCGTATATACAATAGTGGCTGATAAGGTCGTTGACGGCCAGACTTGGGGCAAACTCAAAAGCGGTGCAGGGTGGATATGCCTTGCAGCAGGCTTCACGAAGAAAGTATAGTAACCATTAAAGCAGACCTCCATATATACAAAAGTCCTCTCTCGGGCAGTTCCGGGAGAGGATTTGTTATTGCTAGCAATATTCATTTCTTAGAAAGCAGCTCCTGGGCAGCGCACAGCGCGAGGTATGATACTGCATAAGGACGTGAACGTTCGAGCACATCATCTTCGTACATGTGGCTGAACACTGCTTCAATTGTGGCGAGTGCTTCTGCTATCAGATCTTCATCATTCAGCCCTTCAATATCTCTAGCATAGTACTCTGAGAGCTGCTGTCTGAATTTTTCTCTATCGGTAATTTGCATAATATACCCCCTCAAAATCATTTCTCACATTGTCAAAAGTGGCTAAGTAGTGGGGTAACAAAGAGCGGTAACATTCTGCTGAAACCCCTATTTTCTGTTACCCCTGTTTATTTTCTTGTTACCCCTAATGTTACCTTAAATGTTACCCCTAAAACCCCCTATTTTACTATGTTTCATATATAAAGGTAACAAAGTAACATAAAAATA